CATATCTGTATCCGCTTGCTTTCTTGGAACGCATTAATGCCGCGTCCAGGTTTAGTATATTAATATTTGATAACGAAAATGAATTATTATGGGACCGCCGGAGGCCGAGGAGAGTTTAGCTGCATAGAGCGAGGCGGGCAGCCGAGCGCACCTTAAGCGGAGGCGGCAGCCGTAGCGACATAATGGTTATGGTTTTATTTCTAAGTTAAAATGTGATTCACAAGGTGGTGGCTTAGTATTACCCACCACCTTGTACCACCTTGTACCATACTAGAAAATTCTAGAAGGGGCGCGGACCCGGCTGTAATTCTAGTAGGTCACGTGACTTATGACGTCACTAACATGTGCTTTTTAGTATAAAAAGCATTTTCTCTGTTATTTTCTTTCATTATGCAGTCGAGAAAGTGGTGTTTAACACTTAACAACTACGAGGAACATGAATTCGAACGAATCAAACGATGGGCAATTCTCAACACCAAGTACGCCATCGTGGGTCGTGAAGTTGGAGATGCAGGCACCCCACATCTTCAGGGATATCTGTCCTGTAATACGGTACTTAGACTCGCAGCTCTTAAGAGAGAGGTCAGCGATAGGGCCCATTACGAAAAGGCGAAGGGCAACGATGCGCAGAATGAAACCTACTGCGGTAAGGAAAACAATGCATGGACCCACGGTGTTCCCTGCACAGGAGCAGGTGCGAGAACTGACTTGCTTCGAGTCGCCGCCTCCATTGACGCCGGAGCCACCTTGCGACAAGTCGCCGAAGAGAACCCCACGGAGTTTATACGATACCATCGTGGCATCACCGCCTACCGTAACTTGGTACGGCCCCCGGTTCCCCGCGATTTCAAGACGCAGCTCCACGTCTTCATTGGACCTCCAGGAAGTGGAAAGTCCCGACGTGCGACGGAACTTGCTAAAGGATTTGGAACAGTTATGAGGAAAACCCGAGGCAACTGGTGGGATTCTTATGACCAACAGGATGCTGTTATTATTGATGATTTCTACGGTTGGCTTCATTTCGACGAACTGCTTCGCATATGTGATAGGTATCCTCATAAAGTAGAAGTTAAAGGATCCTTTGAGGAGTTTAATAGCAAAATTGTTATTATAACTAGTAATAGACCAATTAAGAACTGGTATAAGTTTGAGAATTATGACCCTGAGGCATTGTATCGTAGATGTGATGTTTATCAACACATTAATATGGATCATACTGTAACAGATTATGAAGTATTGGAAGGAATTAAAATTAATTATTAAACTTTATTATGCTTCAGTAAAAGCTTGTTTCAAACTATTTAGTTGTGTCATTACATTAATTTGTTCTCCATTCGGCGGTAAGTTACTGCCTAAATATATTTGTGGTATTGTTTGTGTTACACTTGTGTATTTGTATTCTTCTTTCCAAGCATAAGTTATGCTACTTGGTGATATTACTGGTGTTCCGGTGTCGTTTGTTTGTGTAGGTTCACCGTGTACTGTTAGTGTGTATACTTGACTCCATCCTTTTAGAAACTGGTTTAGTGTTCCTTCGTAAGTAGAACCTCTTATTATTCTGTTTACTTTTTGAACATGATTATGGCAATGTATTTCTCCTGGAGCTAAGCGTAATTTTTTGGTCTTTATACACTTCCACCATGAACTGAATCCATCAACTTGCCACGGATGTGCTCCGTATGTTGTAGTTAATACATTTGGTGCTGCTGTTTGTCCATTTTCTAAATTTAGACTTGCTTGCCAGCGTGTTAAGGGACTTTCGTTACTATCTTTCTTACATAGGAAACATCTTATTGTAAGGAATGCAACACAGTTAGACGTGTTTGTTATAAGTAGTTCTGCGGTTATTTTAGCGATAGCTATATCCATGAAGTATTCTCCTGTTACAAATGTTCCTCCAGTTGGTCCAGGCTCAGCGATAGCTGGTAAAGTACTTTTCATGTTTGCGAAGTCAAAGTTTGTAAAGAGTATAAGTGCCAATCCATTATTTTGTTGATTTACAGTTGAATTTAATATTCCTGCTCCTTGTGATAGTATTAATCTTGGCGGTTGTGATTTTGTTAGATTCCGAAGATATTTGTTTTTGCTGCCGCGGCGCACAAGTACACTACAGCGACCAGGGATACTAGAACCCATAGACATGCCATACTTCTTACGGCGAACGCGTTTTTGGCGAGTTCCCTTCGGACGATTGCGTAGTCGTTGTCTGACTCTAGTGTAGATATTGTATCCAGTTTTTGCTGCCGACCATGCTGCTCGTGCATAGGGAGCATATCTGTATCCGCTTGCTTTCTTGGAACGCATTAATGCCGCGTCCAGGTTTAGTATATTAATATTTGATAACGAAAATGAATTATTATGGGACCGCCGGAGGCCGAGGAGAGTTTAGCT